TTGTAGGCACTGCGCCTACATCGGCTGCGGTCGGCATTTGTATTAATTTACCGCTGCCGTCCAGTCCTGCGATACCGTTTGGCTGATTTTTCTGCGTATTGATAGTGTCTATAGCTGCCTGCTCTGCAATTTCTTCCGCAGCTCCTGCTGCATCTTCTGCCTTTTTGACTGCTGCGTCTATCTCTTGGTTAAAGCCGGTCATTGCAGTATTGAAATTTTGATTTATTTCTTGTATTGCTTGTGCTCCATCTTTCCGTACATCATCCGCTGCTTGATTTGCGTTTTTTATCGCTTCATTAGCTTCTATAATTTTTTGAGTAAGTGTTACAAATTCGTTGCTACTTTCAACTGCACCGTCAAAATTGCAGTTCTGTACTCTCAAGACGAGATTATCAACCCTTAACTCTGCGGTTTTGTTTGGTTTTATGATTTGTAGCCAGCAGTCATTATCCCCTGATACTGCACAAGCTTGCTGCGTTAGTGTCACTGTTGCTGTATTTTCTGATATTGAAGTGGGTAGCATAGACACCGTACCGTCATTTTTGCTTACATAAAAGTTGGCTTCACAATCGGAAAGACTTAAAATTTCGCCATCAGTACCTATGACTGTAAATTTAAAAATCCTAGAACCATTTTCTCCTTGTACCGCATGGATTAATGTTTTTACGCTTTTACTATTAGCGTTTAATATTAAGCTATCATTTATCATTTTTTACCTCCTTTAACCCAGAGAAGTTATTAACCCATTAGCAACATTTATTCGTGAACCATTATCGAGTAGAAAAGACCCCGTGAAACAGTTTTGGGGTGAGATATAAGCTTCACCCACCTTTAATTCTGCTACGTTTATATCAACTCTATTTTCTCGGATAACTAAGGGGCTTTTGCTTCCCATGTCAAAAGCCATAAGACCATCCCAACTCCGTATGCTTTGTTTCCAACCACCAGCAGAATTATAAAAAATAAGTTCAGTATCACCAGATGAAGCGTCAACATTAATTGCAAAAAGTATTTTGTTTCTTTCTTTAAAGCTAAATCCAAAAGAAAGGGCTCCGCTAGATGTTCGATTGTTTCCTATGAGAATTTCATAAGTATCCCCACTATTAGAACCGACAAGATTTGATGCTCTTAAAACCCCACTATCCAAATCAAAATAGACATTACTGTCTGCTGAGCGGATAACTCCAGCTTGGATAATATTTGCATTCAAAGTCCCTGATGTGATTCGGTTTGCCACTATCTGTCCATCATTTGTCATAGCTAGTGCAAAAGGCCCGTTATATCCGTTACTACTATATCCCAAGCCACCGGAGTTCCACCTCCATACCTTTTTGGCTGTATTTATATCAGGTGTGTCCATGATCAATATTTCTTGCGGGTTTTTAGCAGGGCGTAACACTACATATCCACCACTATTTCCGGTAATTGCGTTTGTCGCAGCAGCAATCGCTTGCTCCAATGTAGACATTGACGGAGCATTATCTATCTCCTGTTGCTGCTGTACAATGGTGTCAGCAATATTTGTTCTGGCATCGCCTATCTCGATACTTTCGTACTTTTCTTTTAGTACATCAAAAACTGTCTTTACGACCTTTGCTTTTGCACTTACACCCAGCTTATAAAACTCTACTTCTACTGTGTCACATAGTCCGACACGTTCAAGTCCTGCTATATCTTCATACCCTTCCGTTTGCCAAAGCGGTTCAAACTGTACCTGTAGTGAAACTGTAGGCTTTGCAATATCATTATTTTTTATGTAGCTATTGGCGGCTTCTCGTAGCATGTCCACCGTTACAGTCGTACCAGATTCAAAGCTACTGCTAAGGTCTACAGGTGCGATTCTTGGATAAGCATATGTTGACTGTATTTGTACTACTTTTTCAGGTAGTTCTAAAACTGTGTTTTCATCTGCTTTGTAGTACGGATATATTCCTGTCAAGGCATTCGAAATATTTTCTTCTTGTGTAACATCTTTTAAATTTTTTCCATAAAGGATTTTAACTCCTCGGTCTTGTCCACGCTGTGAATGCAGTCTTACGGTGTAGTTGTCCCACTCATACTCTCCGCCGTATATATCCAGCACGGAGCCAGAAACTCCTCCTAGTAGAGAGCGAAAAGAAGATGGAACTGCAACGGTCATTGTTCCGTTTTTTGTTACATCTGTCCACATCTCAAAAGGATTTTCAATTGCGCTTTTTGCTTTTAATTGTGTAAATGCTTCTGTTATGCTGTTAGCTGTAAAGGGAGATACAGGAACTTTATTGAGCTGATAAGATATGTGTTCAGCCTTAAAAGTTACAAGCCCGTTAATCGGTTTTGAATTATAATACACCCTGAAAAGCTGCAAGTCTGAAAGTTCATTTGGCATGGCTTTTATAATGCTGTCATACTTTATGCTTTCGTAAAGCTGCCCATCTATCGGGTATCGCAGTTCAAGTTCAAAACTTCCATTCCTCTCTTCTGTTACTGTGCAGTATGTACAGTCTGAAAGCATACCCAAGCCGTTGTTGTTAAAATTTGTCTGTTTTGCATCATAAAGTATTGGTATCATAGCGTACACCACCTTGGAATGATTTCTACTTTGGTTATCCCGCCTGTCCAATCAATAACGTTTTCACCGACTTGTAGTGTTGGAAACTCGATAAAATTTACTGTGCTGTTTTTGTTTTCCGTCCCTTTGTACACCAATCCCACATCGCTGTTTATGGTGACATATCCGTCTATAGATGAAAGGCTGTAATTTACGTTATTTACAGATAGTACACCGTCACCATTCCCATATACGGTGATGATAGGCTGGCTTTCAAAATATTCAGGATTGTAGATTCTTCCGCCCGATGCTGGGATTGACACAGTTTGCTCCCCACCTTTTAAGAAAAGAAAAGGATTGCAGTTGAAAATCAATTCTGCTGTACCATAGCGGTTGATACTGATTTCAAATTCTGTGGAATTGGAAATGGCCGCCAGTCTAAAGTATTCAGGTTGATAGGTGTCCTCTAAACGCCTATATCCTGCATTAGACAGCAGCCATGCCTTTAAAGCTCTTGTTTTTTCGGGTACATCTTTTCTAAAGCTCACAGTATATGAAATTTCTATATTGTTATATCGCCCGTTATCAATAATTAAGTCCCCACTTCGTCCTGGAATTGAAACTGTGGTTACATCCCTGGACGGAGAGTTGTATGTTTTTTCTCCGCTTATAAGCAGCCCCAAATCTTGGCTGTTCTTTCCGTCATACACAAAAAAATTCATCATGAAAAAACCGCCGCCTTTCTTTGTGCTGCCATGTTGATTTCATCCATAATATATTCTGTAAGTTGTTTTACATCTTTGGTTGTGTCGTTATTAGTAAAAGAATCAATATTGATTGTGATACCGCCAGCCAAAAAAGAACCTTGCTGTTTCTGGCTGTTGGTAAGAGGTGTTACCCTTGCCTTTCCTCCGTCAAGCATAGTTAAAAGTTCAGGGCCTTTTTCACCGACTATGGCACTGCCGGAAGATAGTGTGCCACCTTTCGCTAGCATCGGGATTTTAGGAATGTCTGGAATTGCTGGAATTCCTACCACACCAGTAACTTTATTAACGCCACCGATAATTCCGTTAATCCCATCAATCGCACCGTTCAAAATTCCGATAATTGCGTTTATTGGCATTTTAGCTATTGAAACTAAACCATCAAAAATGCCCTTGAAAATGTTCTTTACACCTTCCCAAGCCCCTCGCCAGTTGCCAGTAAAAACATTTTTTATGAAATCTATGATTCCAGAAAATACCGATTTAATCGAATTCCAAATGTTTTGAACGTTTTTAAAAAAGGTGTTTAAGATTTCCCCAAAAGCTCCAAATTTTTCAGACCAGTCTGTAGCAAAAACAGAATCTAGCCAATCGGAAAAACCTTGAAAAATGCTCTTGATTCCTTCCCAAATTTGAATAACAGCATTTCTAAAAGCCTCACAATGGTTCCAAAGTGTAGTTATGATTGCGATTGCTGCGGCAATTGCACCAATTACAAGAACAATAGGGTTTGCAGCAAGAAAACTCAAAGCCCCACTTAATGCAGGAATCACTGTAGAGCTTAAAAATGTTATGACCGTAGAAATGCTGGATATTAAGCCAGCAATCGGCCCTATCGCGGCAATGAATCCTAAAACCGTTAAAATTACCGTTTGTGTTCCTGTATCTAGTCCTCCAAACCACTTTATAAGGTCTGTGATTTTTTGGATAATCGGTGTAATGATTGGAAGAAGTTGTTGCCCAAAAGTTGATGCCAGCTCTTTTAAACTCTCTTTTGCTGTCCTCATACTGTTTGCAGTTCCATCTGCTGTATTTGCAAAGTCACCTTGTGCGTTTTTTGTCGCATTTAGCACATACTGGTATCTTAGTTGTACCTGCTCCGCTTGCGTCATTTCGCTTGTGGTTTTTCCAAAGCCATTCGCCAAAGCATAAGCATCTAGGTTTGTTTGGGTCATGACAACCCCAATTTGCTTTAAACTTTCAGTTTCCCCAGTGAAAATTCCATTTAATGCCGTCATCGCTTCATCAAGCCCAATATTTTTAAATGAAGCTAGGTCACCAGCAAGCCCTACAAGACTTGTACTCATACTTGAAGCCTCACCCTGCGTTAGTCCCATAGACGTTGCCATATCTCCAAAAAGAGCCGCCATGTCTAACGCAGAGCCTTCTGCTATTCCGAAGGCATCCAAAGTTGTTTTCGCAAAACTTTCTACCTCTCCGGCAGAATCCCCAAAAGCAACTTGAACTTTATTTAGGCTCTCATTGTAATCGCTTGCAAATTTCACACTTGCAGCCCCCGCACCAAGCAACCCTACCGTTACAGGTGTCATAGCAGAAGCTATTTTTTTAGCTCCTCCACCGATTTTGTCAGCTGTTGCAGATATTTTTGATAATGTTGCGTTGCTTTTGCTCGCTTCTGATTCCAACTTTTTCAAGCTTTGTTCTGTGGCTATGATTTCTCTTTGCAAAGCTTCGTATTGCTCTTGGGAAACCTTTCCTTCTTTGAATTGAGATTGCACCTGAACTTCTGCTTGTTTCAAAGAATCTAGCTTTGTTTTTGTTTCCCCTACCGCTTGCGCTAATAACCTTTGTTTTTGTTGTAAAAGGTTTGTATTGGTAGGGTCTAGCTTTAAAAGCCGTTCAACATCACGCAACTCTTTTTGCGTTGAACTTATTTCTCTATTTACACCAGATAACGCTTTCGAAAGTCCTGTGGTATCTCCACCAATTTCGACAGTAATTCCCTTTATTCTATCTGCCATAAAATCCCCCTTAAAAAAGAAAAGCACCTGTCTTGCGACAAGTGCTAATCTTAAAAGTTATCAAAATCTTCTTGCGTTGCTCTTATTGGATAGTCATATTCATCATTTGACCTCTCTGTAAACATATCATAGATAAATCCCATAGTATAAAATTCAAGTTCTTTCGCAGGAATATTCATTTGATAACATCTCAACATAAAAAGAGGTGTTGTCATTTCCCTGCAACTTGGCTTAATTTTTTTTTACTTTCCACCTGTGTACTTTCATTTTGTACCCAAAGGTCCAAAAGTTCCTCCAAAATCTGGTAAATCGAAAATGTTTCAAAATTGTCCAGCCAATCTTCTACGGAATTGGATATTTCATCCGGCGCAGCGTGCTTTGCCATAATGTATGCAACATTTTCAAAAATTTCTAAATTTATGATTGAGAGCTGTTCTTCTTCTGTTAAGTTTTTAACATATGCGGCTTTCAGTTGAGCTAAATCCTTTAAAACATCTCTTCCAAACCGCATTCTGTAAAGACGAGGAATTGCAGCGGAAGCCTTAAACTTTACCTCTTTACCGTCAATTATCAATGTTTTAATCATTTCTTACCTCTTAAGATTTTGTAATGGTTACTGTATATGTTTTACTTTGTGTGGAGTTTGTTGTTTTTACCGTTACTGTATTAGCCCCGCTATTCCATGTTGCGGAATCTCCATTTTTCACCGGACTTTCACCGTTTGTAATTTCAATTTTAGTGCTAGCCCTCACTGGCTCAACTGAAATAATATCACTTGCATTTTTTGTGTTCGTTGTATATGTTATAACGCCGGGACTAAACTTCGGACTTAACTCTAAGCTCCCAATAGATAAACTGGAAAGCTCTGCATTTGGAGTTGGAGCTTGTCCCGGCAAAATTACTTGGTCGTACCAAGCGTTATATGTCTCTACCGGAGTTTTTTCATTTGCAACGCTTTTTACTGTACCGTCATATAGAGGAGAGGATTTAAATTCCATTTCGTCCATGTCTGGTTCTCTCTGATTTTCTTTGTTCTCCCCCGCGATACCAGGACGGGAAGCAGAGCAGTTATAAAAAACATGTCTTCTGTTAAAAACATCTCCCTTGAATCCAAAAAGCAAAGCAAAAAGATTCTGTGGAGCATCTGCGTTCTCTACCTGCATTCCTGTTACCTCATCTATGTACTCGCCAAGACAGTCCAGCTTAAAGTCGGATGGAGTATCTAAAATGCTTAACGTGCCTGTATAACCGTTATTTGATGTTGTTACATAGTAGTCAATACCGTCTGCACGCTGAACGATTTGTTCGCCTTCTGCGGAAATTTCAATGCTTACAGAGCCAGGTAGTTTTTTAGGCGCACCATATACAGGTGTTCCGTCCTCTTGTAACTCTAGTTTTGCGTAGTGTACGTCTATAAGGTCATAGTGCACTTTGTTTTTCTTTGCCATTATTACACCTCAATTTCATAAATAATTTGATAAACTTTTTCTGTACTGACATAAGTTTCAGATTTGTTGTAGAAAAATCCTGTCAATGTAGTTTCAACTGCTTTTTCCAACTCTTGATTTTTCAATTCTGTATAAAGCTCTACCCGAATATTTGATACTTCGTAGTACACACCGCCGTCTGCTCCGACATTATCCGTGTCATAGACGTAGTAACAAATGAAGGGCGGGGCTTGTCTTTCTGTAAAAAAATGATAGGCAACAGGTATGCCCGTTGCCTCCAATATCGTTTTCAATTCAGCAATCGTCATGATTCTTTCACCGCCACTTTTGCCTTATTTTCCAGTCTCTTTGCTGCCTTTTTCTCGGCAGGGTATATATGCGGTTTTCCTTCAACCCTGCCGCCGTTGACTTTTGCATGTCCGAACTCCAAAAGATGTGCAAGGCTTGGTTTTTTTGCGTTATATATTCTTATACGTATATCGCTATCGCTTTCAAAAACAACTTTTTTCTTCCAGCCGCGCTTGTACTCTCCTGTATCTGTGGGAGAATTTGCTTTTATTTCCTTTAAACATTCAGAAGCCGTTTCTTGAACTTCTTCTTTGATTTCTTCCGCCACTTCATCCGAATACTGCTCCAACTGTGACATAATTTCAACGGAAATATCTTCCGGTCGTACTTTAGCCATCATTCCCCACCTTTCTTTCCAGATACAGTTCCATTGTGTCATCCACTGTGTTGTGAAATGTTCTATACACTGAAAATTCTATCGGTGCATCGGTTCCGATAAGAACAATTGTTTCCCCTTCATAGTTAACATACGGAGTGATTGCCACAAGCTGGGGTTTCATTCCCATCTCACCTGCATTGGACCATTCCGCACGGGTAACAGATTTTAATGTTGCCCATACGGCACGTTCAGTTCTTTGTGGAACCATTTGACCGATATCATCTTTTGTGTATGTTTCTTTTATAAATAAAATCAATTCATCCATTTACAGCACCCTTTTCTGAAAAGAGACGGTTATTCAAAGCCCACCGCAACATACGCGGCATTTCATTCTGTTGCTCTTTTCTCTTCCTGTAAAGATATGCCGCATACATCTCCACCAGTAAAGCGTCATCTTGTGAGGTTGTCAGAGCAATTCCCTCTTTCAAAATAAGTTCTTTTGCTGATGAGATAAGAAAAAGCAAGTACTCATCCAGTGCGTTTACTGAAACCTGCAAATCAATTTTTAATATTTTTAAAATATCTTGTTCGCTCATACCCTAACCCCTTTCGGGCGCTTATGCGGATTTAGTAACATTTACTGTGTATGTACGCTCACTTACGCCATTCTGAACTGTTATTGTCAGTGGATGAGCTTTAGAGTCAGCTTTCCATTTGATTGTTGAACCATTTGGATAATTTTTGCCATCATATGAAAGCATTACTTTTGCTTTTGCTTGTGTTGGGTTCGCAGTGATAGCATCACTAGCAGCGGAAGCCGTAATTGCATATGTTAATGTTTCAGGCGCAAAGGAAGGAGCTAGGTTTTCAGCTCCCACCGTTAACGCTGCAAGAGTTGTGTCGTTTGCAGTATCACCCAAAAATGTTGCATCAGTTGCCGGGGTTACATCAATACCAATAGCCACAAAGCCTTCTGCAATTACAGGCATACCGTCATAGCGTGCAGAACCTTTAAAAGCAGCTTGGTCTTCTGCAAAGCGATATTCGTCAGAACGTGCGAATTCGGAACCGCTTCTTTCTGCCAGCAAATACAAATCTCCATAACCCCCAACAATATTTCCATCAGAAATAACCTCATCAGGGAGCACATCAATATCTCCACCAATTACGGGCATTGTTCCATTTTGAGACGATACGATTGCACCATTTGCATTAAAAGTCATTGCTTCTACAAGTAAGTCAGTATATGTAGATTCATTCATTGCCCAAAACTTTACACCTCGGCTGTACTTACCTTTTGCAGCTTTTGAAGCTCTTGCAATTTCTTGAAACAATTCAACTCCGTGCTTGCTTGAAATTTGTTTCATGTTGCTGGATTTTAGATTTTGCCAAGGTCTTGCGGTTGCTGGGTAGTTGTCCGGCTCAGATGTTTGCGCAAGTCTTGTTGCGATACCTAAAGGCATTTTTACTCCTGTACCGTACAAAATAGCTTTATCTACAGAAATACCGATTGATGCGCCCATACCTTCCATGATTTCATAGGCAAGATTCAAGTCGCTATCTTCTAACGTTGCTTGGCAGATATATACAACACCGCCGACTTTGTAGCCGTCAACTTCTACTTGATTAAAGCTAAAATCTAACTCATTTAGTTTTGCACAAGCCTCTGTCCAAATTGCTTCTGGAATTGCACCCATTACTGTTTGGCGTGCCTTACCATTTACGGCTCTTAATCTTACTCGTCTGGTTAGTTTTGAGTAGTCCATAATATTTTGACGTAGCAAGTCAAGAACCACCGTTGGAATTGTTAAGTCAGCACCTGTTACACCTCTTTTTTGAGAGATCCCGGAAAGTTGTTCTCTGCCCATTTCTCTTGCTCTTTCCAAGAAAGCTTTTACATCTTCACGTGCCACGAATTCTCTTTGCTCTTGTGCGTTTAAACCAAAAAATTTTGCTCTTGTCTGCATTTTGTTATCAGCCCTTTCTTTCTTATCTTTTTTTACTTCCCTGATGTCTGGAGATTTGGATTCTTCCGCCTCCAAATCCGCTTCCAAATCTTCAATTTCGTTTTCTAGTTTAGATTTTGATTCTTCGTGTTCTTGTTTTTCAGTCTCGAATTTTTCAACTTCTTCTTTTACTGTGTTTTGTTCCTCTTCTGTTTGCGCTTCTTGGATAGCTTGCTCCAATTCAGCTTCGCGGACGGAAAAACTTTCATCTTTTTTTCTAAACTCTTCCAACTCCGCTTTTTTTGAATCAATATTTCTTTTTAACATCAAAATTTTAAGTGCCATCATTTACTCCTTTCAGGCGTTGAATCATTTCTTTTTGCCAAAGTTCTTTTTTTCTTTTCTGTAGTTCTTCATAATCTTTTTTTCTTGCTATAACGGATGTGTCTTCATAGGCAGGAAACGTTACAACAGATACTTCATAAAGCTCAACCTTTTTTAATCTCCATACTGTTGTTCCGTTTTCCATTACTTCTGTACTTTGGTCTAAAATATCAAATCCGAAGCTGCATTGACTTACATCCCCACGCTTTACTCTTTCGTAAAGGTTCATCGCGTCTTGGTCTGATTGATTGATAAGGATGCTCCCCCATAGTCCAGTTCTGTCAACTCTTAAAGTAAGGGTTCCAGCTGTAGTCCTTCCAAGAACTAAAGTGCTGTCGTGATTCACCAACGCACGTACATCACCGTCAACTGTTTCATTGAAAGCATCTTCGTCAATGGTTTCAATTGCATTTTCCCACATGCGATATTCGCTACCAAATACCGCAAAATATCCCTCAATATACAAGTTACCGTCCTCTGCACGTGTAGTAAATTTTCCGTCACGCACAAGAGCAGTGCGTTCATACGTCATTTATCGTCACCTCCATTCAATTTATTTTGGTCTCCAATCATGCCACGCGGGATATAGTTTTCTAGAATAACAAGTTCATTTAGTCCTGGTATCGGTGACAGTCCTATCCAGTCCCGAACCTCATTACCCGTCATAATTCCTCGAACAAATTGGTCGTCTGCAACTGCGGCCATATCTTTTAAGTCGTAGTTATATAAGCTGCGTGCATTGAACCGAAAAAACCAGTCAGGGTTATACAAAAGTTTCTTCGTAAGTTCCTGCTCTATCCCTCGGGCAATCGGCATAATTGTTGTATTGATAAAGTTGTTCCATGCATCACGTTTAAACTCCCCAATTCCTAGGACAAAAGGCGGCACCCCTAAGATAGCCGCCACTGTTTTTTTATCCAGTTCAACAAAGTCAGCCAGTGCAAGGTCTGATAGTGATAAGGGTTTTACCTGTTCCACTTGAAATTGGTCTGCCGGAATCATCCAAGGCTCCCCCGCCTCTGTGGTGTCAATGTAATCATTTAAAAGTTTTTTGCGTCCTTCCGCGTTTGAGAATTCCTCTGTCAAAGCGTCAACCTTTACGATGATTGAAGGTTTCCATTTTGAGGACATAAACCCTTTTTCTGTTGTTGCTGCTTGCTTTAAGTTGTTTGCAACCTCTGATAAAGCTACTTTGTACCCAGCACCTTTCCATGTGTAGTAGCTATCTGGATTCAAAACAAAATGCAGCACACTGTCAGGCGCATACTCTGTTCCGTTTACCAAAATTGAGTAGTCCCACAATCCATCAGGCATAAATGAAGCCATAGCAGCAGGCACAGGGTTTAAATCTTTTAAAATACCTCTCTTAAAGACAGGATATACAACCGCGTTTCCGTTTCCTTCCAAAATCATTGTTTTCACTATCCAATGAATAAAAGTGGAGCGTGTCATTCTGCTATTGGGGTTAATATCAATTTTTCTGCTCAATTCATTCTTTACCCGAATATCTCCATCTGCCGTATTTTCCATGAGCTGGATTGTCATACTTGCGATTAACTTCGCTATGGTATCCACTGCGGTACATATTTCAGGGTTATGTGATAGACTTGTATACCCTTGGCATACCAGCGTGTCATAAGCATCTGTTGAGCATAACCACGAAACAGTGCTTTTTTCTTTTGGCTCTGCCCTTGCTCTTTTTTGTTTGTCTTTCTTTTTGCTCAATTTTTCATCACCCCCTTTGAGCGATTACTCGCCCCACCACTTTTTAGCAGTTTGACTTCTATCGAGATTTTCCAAATAACGCACACATGCAAAAACTGAAGCATCAAACAAGTCAATCCTTTGCTCTGGCTGTACCTTCTCATACTGAATCATGTCATCTGTTTTTTCTATGGCGGATACATTTTCCACACAATATTCAAAAGCTTCTGAATGCAAATAAAAAAGAGTGCCGTTTTTAGCACTCTGTTCTATATATCGGAAACCTTCTGATTTTTTATAAAAATATTGAGGTTGGTCTATGATTTTAAATCCGGCAGACTTCATGCCAATAAAGTATTCTCTGCAAAACTTTCGGTCATGCCCTACCTGTCGAATTTTGAAACCACGCTTTCTCATATCAATAAACCAATTTACAACATCAGCATGATTGACCGTTGGACTGTTGCACATTGTCAAAAGTCCGTCATCTTGCCAGCCAAACAAAGGAATGTTATCTTCATCAGCTTTTACATGTGCAGCCACAATCGGGAAAAATGCGTGTGTGATTATAATATCTACACCTTTATAATGTCCGAAAATGGACGCAGCTGTTAAGTCGTGCAGTTTGGATAAATCTGCACCTCCATACCAGTCAATTGGCAATTTTGACAATTCCTCCAACGTCCAGTTATATTTTTGGTCGCTGGCTCGGAATTCATCAATGTTAAAGTACGCCTTTAGTGCATTGGTATATACATTCAATGACTTTGCATAAAAATCCTTTCTCTGCTGCGGGTCGTTTTGTGCTTGTAGTGCATCGTTCAATATTTCATCAGGACGAATTGTTACTCCATATCCTGGGTTTGCCATTTCATGAGTTATGGGATTGATATAGTCAACATTTCCGTTTTCATCTTCATTTGCACAACACATAAATATGAAATACTGTTCATCCTTCACAGTGCCGTCCAACACCTTACGACAATACTTTAAACGCTGCCCCAAAAAGAGTTGTTCGTTATCTCCCGCTGTAGAAATTCCAATTAACAATTTATTTGTGTATGCCTTCATAGCTTCCTTAAAAAGATTATATTGTTTCGGCTTTTTGAACGCATGGCATTCATCCACTATAGCGATGTTACAGTTCAATGAATCTTGTGTATCTGGATTTGCCGCCAGTGCGCGGATAAAAAAGGAACCGTCCGGCAAAGACGATTCCATTGAATGCTCGTTGTTATTGTCTATAATTTTTACTGAACCACCATTTTTAGAGTTCTCACCCATCCTATCAATGTTGTACTTTAAAAAATTAAAGCTTTCTAAGGACTGCATTAGGGCGGCAGAGGCGATATAAGTTTTAGCGCCTGACCTTCTATACCATAGAGACAAAGCCCATGCAAGCGCAGCCGCTAACCCTGTTTTACCATTTTTACGAGGGATAAATATTAATGCCTCATGATATTTAACTATATCCGTTCCAGCAAGCTTAAAGCCCACAAGATTGTATATAATAAATTTTTGGTATGGCTCTAGGTTAAACTGTGTTCCTCTTAACGGCGTACCGTCCAGTTTTTCACCTTGTTGGTGACATAAAGTTTTTTCTATAATTTGAATACAAAATTCGGGGGCTTTTAAATCCATCCAATAATCAGGGTTCTCCAAATCCTGAAAAAAGCGTTCTACTGCTTGCTGCAATTCTTTGCATGCCACCTTTTCCCCTTCTCTGATACTTTTAGCGTAGTTTATGACATCCGTCCAGTTTTTCCCTTTAACCTGATTCAATTGACCTTAACGCCTCCGCAAGTCCACCTATTTTCTCTTTCTTAGGATTGTCACCTGTCATTTTCTTATAGCTGGACGGAGTTAATCCCAGTTCACGCCAGTATATCAACGCGCTTTTGTTCAGGTCGTCCCATAAAACCAGTAAAGGATTTTTTGTCATATTGGTTGAGCCACCTTTGTTTGTATACTCTATGACAGACTTTCCTCCCGATTCTTGAAACTCTTTAAATGTTTTATCCCTTTGTTCTAAAATGGCTGCTAAAGTTTCAACAGCTGAATCATATGAATCTTTTTGCACATCAAGTGCAGCCATCTGCTGTAAAATAAGGTTTTTCCATTTAGTTTTAGTCATAAGCTGCACCCCCTTTGTTAAAATTAGCATCAGAGTTGGAAACACTTACCCCCGCCGGTCCCTATCTATATGCTTTTTCAATCTTGATGGTGGGGGGATTCACTGTGTCTCTCATTTTCTAAATAAAGACCTTCGTAAACTTCTTTAAAGTTTTTTGCATGCTGAATATCTGTGGTATAACTACAACTATATCCTTCATAGCAACAATCACATCGTGTTCTGTCACATAGATAAAGTATCTTTTTATTTCTTGCGTCTGACTTAATAACTTCTTCTGACTTATCTAAATCTTTTTTATTATGAGTTAAAAGAGACAATCCTTCAGCACTTATATTTATAGTGCAATATCCAGCATTACCCTTTGATATATTATCCATCGCTTCTTCAATCAACCTATCAATATCAACTTTATCAATCATAAATATTGCACCCCTTAATATCTTCTGTGATTCTTCGCTTTCTCCGGATGAGCTTTATTATGGCAAGCGAAACATAAGCTAACAAGATTACTGTCCGTATATGCTAACTCTGGGCATTCATCCACATGTTTTATATGATGTACTGTAGTAGCTTCTGTTTTCTTCCCATATCTTTTACAAAACTGACACATGTATCCATCACGTTTCAATATTTTTTTCTGTTTGCGTTTCCATATAGTATCCTTATAATCAAACATACTTACCTCAATAAAAAAAGACCATGCATTACGCACAGTCTTGTGTTAACGTCCTCTACTGGGCCACATCAAAAAGAGAGGTGCGAGAGGTCTCGTTTGGACTAGCTGGCAAGGTCACGCCCTTGCTCGATACCACTACTGCGATATAACCAGCTATATATAGTCCGTGTCGCCACTACGGATATTTTATGTGTGTTTCCGTGGAATGCCGCGGCACACAGGCGATATGTTTAGGAGTGTCATGAGAATGAAATTACTTCAACCACAAATCCCAGTTTATATTTTACTATAGATTTTGTGAAAAAACTTATCCTCTTTTTATCATTGAGTATTGCTTGCACCGTATCTTAATATTGTAAACGAATAAAGAGATTCATTCTTTAATCTGTAAATATGTGCTTGTTCTACGTGATATTTTGCCATCAACCGCTCAATATGTCCTTTACTTCTATCTATAAAAAACTCTGTCAAAATATCTTTTTGTTGCTTAGGTAACATATCCAAGGTTTTATCTATTTGCTCCACAAATTCTTTAGCTAATCTTTTACTTAGCTTTAGCTTATCCCTTTTTACGATATTATTCAACAAATAGTCTTCACTTTTGCTTGCTCCACCGTCAACAGCTTCGCTATCTGTCGCACAACCCTTTAAAGCAGCGAAATCATTTTCAAGCCATATTAATTGATTGTCAACATTCTCTAAAAACTTTTTACGCTGTCCATACAAACGTAGGTCTGATACAGATTCACTTATCCAGTTCATTCAATCCCTCCATGTCAATTTTCAACTCTTCTTTCAAAATTTTATCCACATGATACCAGTAAAGCTCATCTTCACGATGTTCTTCAAACATATCCGTGACGGTATCGATAAATTTTATTAACCGCTGCTGTCCGAATCCGAAATTTCGATTCAAGTTAATAAGCGAAACTTTTAATATCTGCTCTATCAGCTCTTTGCTCAGCTTTTCTCTTTCTTTTCTTACAATCTCTTTAATAGAATCTTGCATTTGCTTTGATAGTCTTTGTTTGGCTGGAATCCTTGCTTTCATACCCTACACCACTTTATAAATTTTGTTGTATCCGCAGCTTTTGAACTCATCGCATAACCCGCCACGATATACACACTTTGGAACCAATAAATCTTTTAAGCATGGGCATACTTTCACAACTCCTCTTTTTATCAGCTCCATTACTTGTCTGGTTTTTAGGTCTGCCTGTACACATAACCTCATATGTGACATAGAAATTAACGCCTGTGCGTTGATGTCCATGATGTGCGTTACCATTTCATCCTGTCTCGCCGCACATCTATCGTAATCTTTTTGCCTATCATTTCTTTGCGATTTCACATAGTGCTCAACCCCATGCTTATGCCTTACTAGATGAACTGATACATAGTAAGGGATTTGCATTTTTATCGTAAACATTAGCGTTCTAATGGGACTGTGCTCTGATTTTAAGATATTTTCCTTCCACTCATCTGTGGGAGGTATATCGGTATTTTTCCCAACTGTACCTAATGCCAGCTTTTTACAGCGCAGCCAATCTGTATCGGTCGGAAAACGTAAAATTTCAACTAGCATCTTTCTTTTTCCTCCCCAGCCAATCACTTATATATAAAATCACACAAAAGATTAGTACACTACCTGAAAGTATAATACCTATCAAAAAAGCCCACCAGTAATGTAAAACTATGATGAAAGACATATGTAGTGCCAAAGTTATTGTTGATACTAGGCAGATAAGAGAAGCTATGATACAGAGTATCAAAATTATGTTTTTATTTTTCAATATCTTGTACCAATCTTTCCAGAAAAAATTTGTCTATCTTTTCTTTATCTGTCCGTATTTCAGTATCGCAATTTCTACATGTTATAATCACATATGTGTTGAAACTATCGGAGCCTATCTCTCTGATGTTGTAACCTCGGTGTCCGCATATGGGGCACTTTGGCGTTTCTCTATATTTTTCTTCTTCCATTATCTTTCTCGCATTAAATTCTTGCTCCATCTTTTTTAAAACGCGTTCGAGTTCGTCTACCGTTATACCTCCGAAATCATCTTGATTAGTCTCTGTGCATCGTTCGTTCCACACCTTCGCCACTTCTTCTTTTGCGTAGTAGTTCACAGATTCATCTACCCACTCTGTTGAAAGCTTGCACGTACTGCACTTCGCTCTTACTTGTTCGGTAACAAAATTTAGTCTGTATTCCAACTCCGTTTCTCCCCCACAGCAAGGACATTCTTTTAATTTAATTTCTTTCATTTTGTTCACCTTTTTCTTTCTCTATAGACTTTAATTTTATCCGTACTAATAATGCAATGGCTTCCGCATCATTTCTCTGTACCCCTTTGCCCATAAGCAGCTTTATAAATCTTTTTCTAGTCATCTTATCTCACCTTCCACCAATCCACCTTTTCTATCGCCATAATGCAATAACCCTCTCTACACAACTCTTCTCTATAAATATATTTTACTTTGGCAAGAATTTCTTCTCCGGTATAGTCGCCTTCGCTCCATCCTCTCAACCACAAATAATCTTCCGTTTCATACGGTCTATCGTCCTTTCTAACTTCAAAACTTTTTCCAAAGTATATAATGTCTTCAATATATTTTGAATCTATTTTTAACTCATGTAACATTTTCTTCCTCCTTCGCACCACACCATTTCCATGCTTCACGTTTGCCCCAATGGCATGGTGCTCCTTCTGGCGCAACGCAAATATTTTCTTCTTTAGGTCTCCAATATTCACACCTTTCACAATCTTTTGGGATGAATTTCATCGCCGCATCGCGTTCACGTTTTACCTGCTCCAGCTGCTTGACGCAGTCAAAATACCACCTCTTATAGTTTTTTAACTCTGCTTTTAGAATAAGCGGTTCACTCGCTTCTCTGTCATCCATCGTCTACACCTCCAAATCCATTTTTACTCCGCAATTAGGGCAATATCTTGACTTTATCGTAATGCCTTTGTTGCCTACGGTATACTTTCCGCAAGCAGAACACTCAAATACCGAGGTGCTATCTCCCCAAATATTTTTACGATGTGTTTCAACCCATTTGCCACACTTCACTAAATCTCTTTTCGTCTCCATTTCTATTCCTCCGGCAAGCTAGGTAATGGCATCCAGTGGGTGAGTTTTGTAAAAAAACCGTCCATTGACGTGTAAAACTCTCCATCTGAAAAGTGCGCTATGTCCACAAGTTTTTCACCACCGTCTTTAAACCACAAAACAACAAGGCAATCGGTTGCTGTATCCGGCAACCTATCTTTTACACTTATCCACTCCATATCACTCACCATCCTCTGGTAGTGATTCAATCATTTCATACCTTAGTAGCTGCGTTCCGATTATTTGTCTATATCTTAAATATCCTTCGCACATAACATAATCTTCTGAAACCTCTGTAATTTTTACAGGCTGTCCTTTAAAAAATTGACATGTATCATTTTCAATAACTCTTACAAACTGTCCAATTTTGAACTTCGGCTCTTTTTCAGTCACACGTTCCAGTGCAAGCTTTGCACCAACGGCAAAATCGAAAGTATCTTCAGGAGAACACTGAGTTTTTGCTGTTTTGAGAACCTTCTTGCCTTCATACATTTTTGCAGTTGTTGTTTTACCGTCTGTGGTGATGACGATTTTTGGACGGCTGACAGCTAGTCCCGAAAACATTTCGTCTGTCCAGTGCCAACAACCTCCATCTTCAAAAATTCGATATTTATCACTATTGGTACCATCAGAAATTGTTACTTCTTTCCCTTTGAATGTTATCATTTTCGAGTTTACAAAATCCGAGAAAGTACGATTATTCATCGAGTACCATTTACCTATCTCTAAATCATCTCTTACTCTTACTTTATCGCCAATTTTATATTTCATACCTTTACACTCCTATCTCCATTCTTTTTGCTATCTCGTACTATCCAGGAAAATACACATCCAAAACAACACCTTTTTTTATGGATTCATCAGCTACTCCGATTTTTTTGCACTCCACATGACTAGGGTCTTTCACCCACTCACTACCCCATCGACACACAGTGCCAAAAATGTCTCCATTTGGGTTTATTTTAACCGCCTCTTCTTCGCTTTCCGCACAGACTATCGCTGAAACATACTCATCGTAACATGCATTATCGTCACGCTCGATTAAATATAAGT